TTATTCCGGTATTTTTTCCAGCATTGCTCTGAAAACCGCTGACTGCTCTTTCACTTCCAGGAGCTCTGTTTTTAAGATTTGAGCGAGCTCATCTTGTGCCCGTTGAAGCTCCGTATCGTTTGGAGCTCTTTGCTTGACGTCTTCGTAGTGCTGGATCTGTAGCTCCAAGTACAACTCGTGTCGAGAGTTGAGATATAGGCGCATCTCCAGCTGTTGCCGTTGCTTGTTAGAGGATCTAACTGCATCGTTGTACATGCGGATTACGTCATCAATCAGCAGATCAAGTTTGATCTTATGCGTCCAACTGTCTTTATCTCTAAGTAGTTGAATTACTTCTTTAAATAGCTCTGAATCGATAGGTGCAGGCTTCCTAACAGTCGTAGATGGACTGGTTGAGTCGGCAGCATCGTCCCCTGCTCCAGTTTCCTCCAAGTACAGCGGCCCCTCGCCGGTGATGACCCAGTGCGTATTGACTCCTATTCCTGCCAGTTTGGCTAGGAAATCCGCATCCGGTGTATTCCTCCCTCGCTCATAATTGCCCAGAGTGTTCTTGTGCACGCCAAGCTCATTGGCGAATGCTATCTGGCTTTTATCGCCTCGGATCCGAGTAATTCTCTCCCCGATATCTGTTCTCTTGTTGCTCATAATTTTGTGCCGCACTTTATTTGGTTGAAGTGCGGCACAAATGCCGCACTTTGAAAAACGTGCCCCACTTACCTCATCCCATTGATAAATAAATGGTTTTATCGCTTATTTGTGGCGCAAGTAAAAAAATGGAAGTGCGGCACAAATAACGGGTTTACAAATCTCGAAATTTGTTCATAATTCCAAATATACAAACACGCGAGGCAAGCTCATGAACACTAATGAAGCCATTTCCAATAACCAGTCATCTGACTGGCATCCAGCCGATGTTAAAGCCGCGCTAGAAAAGCGAGGCTGGTCCCTTTCCCGCCTCAGCCTTGCCGCAGGCTTTAGCCGCTACGCTGTCGGTAAAGCGCTTCACAAGCCTTGGCCTTTAACGGAGTGCGTTATCGCTCATGTTCTAGAGTGTGACCCGTGGGACATCTGGCCAAGCCGATACACCAACGGGGTCCACAATACTGGCCGTAGCGGTCTGTCCGGTGCCAAATGGCATTCTATCAAGGCCCGGCTGGAGTTCAATGCAACACGCGAACGTGGGTGCTGAAATGACCTCCGGCATTGTCCTTGGCGGCCTCAACCTTTCCTGGTTACAGCGTAGGAACAAAATCCGAGACTGCACAGGGGTAATGCCCGAGATTATTTGGATTCCAGGTAACAGGAGGTCCGGCGATGACACAGCCTAATTGGGACAGACTTTCCCCTGTCGATCCAGGGCAGGCTACGACCTACTGTTTTATGCACGGCAGACACACACGCAACCTCAGCGTTGACCGTATCGCCGACGCGCCTGGTATCGAGACGCGCCCCAACAACCTTTATAAGTGGGCCCAGAACGGACGAATGCCTGTTAATAAGGTGCTCCCCTTTGAGCGTGCCTGCGGCTTTGATTATTTAACGCGCTATTTGGCACACGGCCATAACAAGCTGCTGGTTCCTATGCCCTCTGGTCGGAAGGCTCAGTCGCTGGAGCTTAACGCCCTGAGCCTTGAAGCCCATGAGACCCTAGCACTGATCCTCCGATTCTATGCGGGCGATGCGGAAGCCGGTGATGTGATTCCAGCAATCACCGCACTCATGGAGGGGCTGGCTTACCAGTGCCGAAATATCGCGGTGTATCAGGTCCCCGAGCTGGGCCTGGAGGAACAGGGATGACCCAATCTGTAGCAAAAACAAATCTTGTCGGTGCTGGTGAAGTGAGCAATTCAATCGCCCCTACGGCACACGTGCTGACGAATGAAATAGCCGAAGCGTTAGGTCGTGATAAGCGCTCGATTGAAAAGCGAGCCTCTAACGGTCTCAAGCGAGCTGGTGAAGCTCCCTGGCCTGCTTATTTCGAAACGGTTCAAGGTGGCCGCCGTAAGTACTTCGTACTGGATGAGCTGCCTCAGGATGTGCAAACGGCTGTCCGTAAAAAGCGGAAAGCAGAAGCCTACCAGAGGGCGCTGGATGCGGCGGCTGCCAAAGCCCAAGCTACTGATCTCGATCCTCACGAGCGGGCTGGCGTCGAGCTTGCGACCGAAGTAGAGGCCAGGCACCAGCGCGAAGCTCAAGTGCGCCGAAGCCGAAAAGAAGAAGGGCTTAAGCGTTTCAGCGCCCTTCCCAAGGACAGCGATAAGTACAAACGAGCTAAGGCGCGTGAATGGTTTGTGCTTTGCACCTATGAATATCAACGCGATAACGGAATCGGTGCGCAGCAGAGCCGTGCAGAAATAACCGAAGCGGTTAACTGCGGTTCGATCCATGTGCCCGCCCATGTTGTGCCATGGATCCCGTGCAGAGATGGTGTTCGCCGTTTGACGGCCAGAACATTGGAAAACTGGGTCCAGGCCTACGAAAAAGGCGGCATTGGAGCACTGACGGATGGTTACGGAAAGCGCCGTGGCCAGTCCAAGATCGCATCAGATCCGGTGCTGTTCAAAACGGTGCTCGGAAGCATGATCCGATTTCCCCATATTAAGGGATCAGAGGTGCGGGAGTATCTGAAAGCGGTCTGTAGCGGAATAGATATTCCCAGTGTGAGGTCGATTCAGCGCTTTATGAGGGACTGGAAGGAGGAAAACGCTCAGATCTGGACCTTCATGACCAACCCAGACCGCTGGAAAAACGTGTATATGGCGGCGGCGGGTTCTCACTTTGAACAGATCACCGACATGAACCAGCTGTGGGAGATGGATTCCACGCCAGGCGATTGGCTTCTGGAGGATGGTCGCCACTCCGTGATTGGAGTGATCGATCTGCATACACGCCGCTTAAAGCTCTATGTGTCCAAGACTTCGAAGGCGATGGCAGTGTGTCAGCTTTTCCGCCGGGCGGTACTGGATTGGGGTGTGCCAGAAGGTGTTAGAACGGATAACGGTAAGGATTACGTCTCCGAGCAGTTTAGCGGTGTACTGCGTGATATGGAGATTGTCCAGGAAGTTTGCATTCCGTTCGCCTCCGAGGAGAAAGGCACCATTGAACGGGCCCTTCAGACCATGAGTCACGGCATCCTCGATCTTTTACCTGGATTCATTGGTCACTCGGTCGCAGATCGCAAGCAGATTGAGGCGCGTAAGAGCTTTGCTGAGCGAATCATGCAGCCTGATGAAGTCGTTGAAGTCGCCATGACTTCAGCGGAGTTGCAGGAACGCCTTGATCAGTGGGTTGAGCACATCTATAGCCACAATCCGCACAGCGGCCTATCCGGTAAAACACCGTTTGAGTGCGTGTCTGCCTGCAAAGGACCTATTCGGCGCATCGAAGATGAACGCGTCCTGGATATGCTGCTGGCTGAGGTGGCGGGTACCCGAACCATTAGCAAGAAAGGTGTCCGCTTCAATCACCATACCTACTTCAACGACAGCCTGTTCGAGTATGCCGGGCGTGAAGCCATGCTCAAGTACGATGAGCACGACTTGGGCCGGTTATATGCCTATGTCGAGGGTGCCTTTGTAGGTGTTCTCACCTGCTATGAGTTGCTTGGTATCTCCAAACAGGAAGCCGCAGTGGCTGCGAAGGCCAAGCAGAAGCGGTTGCTAAGCGAACAGAGCCGCGAATATAAGGCGATGAGCAAAGACGTGAGCGAGAACATCGCTGATGTGGTGTTGGAGCATCGTATCGCCGAGTCCGAAAAGCTGGCGGCTTTTCCCAAACGTGAAGAGAGATATACCAGTGCCGGGCTGGACGAAGCGGCGTTGGCAGCTCAGACCCGTAACCCAAATCTATCTATTCCCCAGCAAGATCCTGAGCAGGCAGCACGTGCCAAAGCCGCGCTTCAGAACGCGAAAAAGCCGGAAGGCGATGGCGGCAATGTGATCAGCATGGGAACTGCAAAAGAGAAGTATGAGCGCTGGCTGGAACTGGACAACCAGGTGCGCCAGGGCATGGAAATTAAGGATGAACGCCAGTTGCGTTTCTACGAAAACTTCCCCGGATCCCCAGAATACGTGGGGCAGAAGGAATTGGCAGAAATGCATCTGGCGCTCAAGGCAAGGAATGCCAAATAACTCGCCGTTACTGCAATAGCGGCAATTAACCATCAAGCAGAAGGATGATATATGACAGCTGAAAATGCGGTCAATGTTCCTGAAAGCGTTTCGATCGGGACCGTAGCGCCTATTACCAATGTGGGTATTTGCATCGGTGCCTTACAGCGCATTATGCACCGTGACCAGCACTTACCCGGCATGGCTGTGCTCTATGGCCCCGCTGGCTTCGGTAAGTCTCTCGCAGCGAGCTACGCCGCGAACAAGACGCGTGCCTACTACGTAACCTGTAAAAGCAGCTGGACGAAGAAGGCATTGTTGCTGGCCCTGGCCAAAGAGATGGGGCTGGAACCTGCCAAAACCCTGTATGAGATGTGTGACCAGGTGTGCGAACAGCTGGCGCTCTCTCAGCGCCCGCTGATCATCGACGAGATGGATCACGTGGTCGAGAAGAACGCGGTTGAGATCGTGCGTGACATTTATGAGGGCAGCTTTGCGCCAATCCTCTTGATTGGTGAGGAGAAGCTGCCAGCCAAGCTGGAGCGCTGGGAACGTTTCCATAGTCGAATTCTGGAGTTCGTTCCTGCCCAGCCGGTCAGTGCCGATGATGCGGAAGTACTCCAGGAGATGTACTGCCCAGAAGTGACCATAGCGCCGGATCTGATGGATGAAGTCCTGTCGATCGCAAAGGGGTCAGTTCGTCGTGTCGTCGTAAACATCAGCCGGATCCGTAACTTTGGCTTGTCTGAGGGGCTGGAAACTGTCGATCAAAATACCTGGGGCAACCAGCCTCTGTTCACCGGTAAAGCTCCGGCACGGAGGGTCCGTTGATGACCGTTAGAAACGATCAAGAGCGGGCTATTGGCAAAGGGCGGGGACGTAAACCGGTGAGCCTCGTGGCGGCCAGCGCTCAAGGTAAGCTGACTGGCCGGGAGGCCATCTGGTCGCAGATCCGAGAACAGCGTGAGTTCACGCGTGAGTCGCTATGGCTGGCGTTGGACCACGACCAAGGCGACAACCGGAAGGCAATCGATAGTTACCTCACCTGCCTTAAGAACGGCGGCTATATCGACATTACCAGGGAGCGCTGGATTAACCAGGATGACAACGATCAGCGCCAAGGCGGTGGCGGCACTCGGGAGTATGTCTACACGCTGATACGTGACTGTGGTGTGGAGGCACCGCGCTTGCGCAAAGACGGTAGCGAAGTGACGCAGGGCCGTAACCGCGAAAACATGTGGCGGGCAATGCGCATTATTGGCGAGTTCAATTTTCATGAGCTTGCAATGGCGGCCAGCACTGAAGAGGTGCCGATAAAGCCGACTGATGCCAAGAACTATATCCATTACCTGCACAAAGCGAAGTACCTGGTTAAAACTCGGCCAGCAACCAGGGGGCGGCGTGCTGTTGCTGCACGGTACCGGCTGGTACCTGCTCGATACACCGGGCCTAAGCCACCTCAGATCCAGCGGGTGCGGCAAGTATTTGATCCGAATACGAATACCGTAGTTTGGTCTGCGGAAGCGGGCGAGACGACAGATAGTTTTGCGTGAAGAGTGGCCTGTCCGAGGCGGCAACCTCAGCCAGGCCGGTACCAAATCGACGTCACAATCTGGAGATGACATGTTAACACAGAAAGCGTTAGAGCATTTTGGGCTCGACCTCGACCCATTCATCGAACCATTGGTCAGTGCCGATGATTACTTCGTGACTCCAAACCTGGAGCACTGTTGCGGGCTCCTGTGCCATGCGGCGGCCTACAAGAGCTTCGTAACGGTTAAAGCTGATGCAGGGGGCGGTAAGACAACGGCAATTAATTACTTTCTTAATCGTGCAAAAAGCCTCGGTATTCGCGTAGCTATTGCCGACTTGCATTCAAATGATATCCGAGAATGTATGAGGGATGTATTCGAAGCAGTTATAAAGGAGCATAGCGATGAAGTACCAAAGTCATTCGACAGGGTTATTCAAGATGCATTCAGTATTCTTAATTCCAGAGAGATCGATATAGTTGTGATCGATAATGCTGATTTTGGATCTTCTGAGTTTCTTGAAATGTTGCTGAGATGCTTTGGTGTGAATAGTCCAATTAAAGGTGACAATTTACGGGCTAGGGTTGGGATGGCACTTTTTGGTGATGATTTTACCAACCTTGAGAGAGCGTTGTTTAAGCTTGATTGTCAGGAAGCTGATATCAGAATGATGATAAGGCATAAACTTGACATACTAGAAAGCGGGAAACAGATACAAAATTTTGTTTGCTATCTGATGCAGCGTGCAGGCGGTGATGAGAGCTCTGTTTTTAATGATGAAATGTATGAGTTCTTTGGTTTCCCTGATGTTAAAGGAATTGCCTTAGTTAAGTACTTTCTGATTGCCGCTATTAATTATGCTGCGGTTAATGGCTCTTGTTCAATCGGGCTTGATGATATTACCGGTGGGTTGGTTGCAGCTGCAACTCCGCACAAAGGAGGAGAGGGTCATGAGTAAACAGGAAAGTGTTGACTGGCATAATGCCGATATCAAAGCTGCCTTGGAAAAAGCCGGATGGTCCATTGCCCGCTTGAGCCGCGCAGCAGGTTATAAAGTACCTGGAACCATGTCCCGTGCATTGCAGCAGCCCTGGTTGATTGGTGAGCGTACGATCGCGTATGCGATCGGTGTAAAGCCGGTAGAGATCTGGCCAAGCCGATACCCGGATGGGTTTGAAGCGCGCCGGAGGGCGCGTAACCATGACAGTAAGTGGCGGGAGATCGTCGCCAAGCTGGATGACCATGTGGCGCAAGAGACCAAGAAGGCGGGTTGAGGGATAGCGATGAGTACACCGACACAACAGTTTCACGATTCACTGCAAAAGATGCTTTGGGATGCATCCCAGGCTTCAATGGCGATTAAAGCGGTTTCGGAAATGATGAGGGAGTACACCACCAATAAGTCATTCAGCCATGATGTGATCGATCATATCGATAGTGGCATGTGGCTCTGTGGCGAGCTCAGTGATCACCAGAAGAACCTGGTTGATCGAGTGGAACGCAGTCTGGAGCTTGGCCGCTTGGTCGGACGCTCTGAGAGCGCCTCAGAGGCGCGCATGACATTCTCCGAGTCGTTGGCCGAATCGGCTACGGCTTTCGCGCCTGAGGACGCCTAACGCGACTCTAACGGCATTGCGCAGGCAGTGAAGCGGCTCGCTCTTCAGTGATGCCGCTTTTTTTGTGCTTATTCCTTGAGCCGATGGTTTCCTTCCAGGTGTTTGCCGTACCCGCTGACCATCGCATCCAGGACTTCAGGGATATCGAAAATAGACAGGTGCGGGATGAGAAGCGCTTTGCGCCCTTTCAACAAAACACCCCGTTCTTGCCTGCCTTTATATCGCAGCCCTGGGGTGTGGATCTCAATGAAGAAGCCTTCCAGGATGAAGTGAAAAGAGAATTGCTTATCCAGCTTCCTGGAAAACGGTGTAATGATCACGTCCTTCAGGTTCTGGTCGCTGAATCCGCCATTCTCAGTTGGATCGATGAGCCGGTATAGCTTTATTGAAGCTATTTGCGGATGGGTGGGCGTCTTGTTGAGAATGGCCTTTCTGATTTCTTCCCGCCACGGATCGGGGATATAGACCTTGGCAAATGCTTCGTGGGTTGAAACAGCTGCTCGCCAGTAGACAGACAAAATAAATAGCTGGAGGCGGGTCGTATCGATCTGGCTCAGCGATGTGGCTGTATCGTGCTTCTCGGCTTTACCCCGGCGCTCCCTGATCACATCCAGGGCGTAACCTTCATATTGGATGTTCAGCAGGTGTTCGCAGTCAGCACAGAGCAGGTGTTCCCAGTAGCTGTCCTGGGAATAGCTGACCGGGGTCGATGTATCGTCAGCGATGCTGATTGCCTTCCCGGATGACTGCTTGAAGATCCTCTTGAATATCGCGTTAGGAATGACGTGCGATTTCCTCAACGGCTTCCGTGCCAAACATAGCGCGCATGGCTTCATGTCTATCCCTCCATGAACTCCGTCTTTCAAATGTACAACCTGTGTTAGTACCGATCCAGCCGCGTAAAAAGTTTAACTTGCGTTAGGTGATCGGGGGGATGGATAGAACGTTATGAGCAGATTGCAGGATTTGATGGTTGGGGACTACGAAGCCGTCATGAAAGAGGAGGACGTCTGGATCCTCGGCTTCCGGGATGTCATCGCCATTATGGAGCATGAGCTGGCAGCCAGGCCTGCACTACTCAAGTTCATACGTCCTCTTTTGTATATGGTGTGCAAAAACTTCGGTGCTGGTTATCTTTTCGTTGGCTGTACGGCAAGGTCTTTTGATTTCCTAAAAGAAAAGCGAATTTTCGATTTATGGCAGAAGAACCCCGAAGAAGCGAATGAGGTTGCCCATCTTTCCGGTATGCCGAAAGCCACCTTGAAGAAAGTGATTAATGGTCAATACAGCAATAGCGCAGAAGACGCGGATCTAAAGCAATACCAAACAGAAATTGCAGAACTATATGAATTTCTCGATCAGCAGCTCTCTTCTGAAAGTTTGCCGGAAAAAGAGCGCTGGAACATAACATCCGCGCTTTTTCGAGGTTTGTGGGCAATCAGAAAGGAAAGTGGCGCGGTATATATATCCAGTGGTGTAAAGATCGATCAGCGCGTCAGAAATCTCGAAATAATGAGGCACTGCGCTGGCGGTAGACCCAGAAAAACAGCACGCCAGTTTGGGATTTCATTGCAGCATGTATATCGGGTCGTTCATGAAGAAAGGAAGAAACAAAAGGAGGCCCGAGACCGAGAGATGAAACCACTTTAACTACCCAGCTGAGCGCCTTCGAGCGCCTAAACCCAGAGCGCCCCGAGCGCCCCTTTTTAACGAACCAGGAGCACCACAAATGAATGAACCAATCACCCCAGAGGAACTAAATGTAGCCGCTCTTAAGGGCGTAGCTGAAGATCAGTACCGCAGAAAGCGAAATCAGTATGCGGTCAACAATAATACGAGCGTCGCCGCCCTGAAAGGACTGAATAACGTTGACCGCGATGTCATCAGAAATACGGGCATAGACCCGGAAACCTACCGTAAAAATAAGATGGCCGTTCTGGCCGAAGAAGTCATCTATTACACCTGAGGTAACGAACCGTGACACTGACAGAAGCGATCCAGAATTATGTCGATTTGAAAACCGCTTTCGATACCGATGAAGCGGAAAATACCAACATCAGCCAAGTGTTACTTCCTCAGGCTGAGCAAGCGATTACAACTGCCGAAAACACAAAGAGTCAAGCCGCGCTGGCATTAAGGCAAGCCACGACAACGGTGGATGTGCAGGCTGCGCGTCAAGCTCTTACAGAGGCAGAACAGGGACTCCAGGACTGCATCCAGTTGAAAGACAACTTGGATGCGAAGCTTCGGGGTTGGGGCGCTAACAGGAATGTCAAAATGGCCGGGGTGACAGCCGCTTACAAAGACATGTTCAAGCTCAAGTATGAGGAGTTGTTTGGTCAGTTCGATATTCCGGCGGCTCAGTTTGACGTGTTAGAGCAGCTCATGGCTGCCAAGGCTGCGGCAGAGGGTTACGTGTTCAGTGAAATGCCCTATAACCGGCCCATTGCTGATAAATACGGCAGCATGGAAGGGGGCCGCGTTAAACAGCTGAAAGATCAGCTGCTGACTGAAATGATCGCCTCGTTGCCATGATTTTTGGCCAGGCCTGAATCCTGGCTTAGCAGCCATCGGAAAGAGGAGTGTTCTAATGCCACTTAGCCCTGAAGTCATGGCCTTTTTGCGGAGTAACTCTGCACACCAGGGTGCGGGCCTGTCTGTTCTCTCGCTAAATGGAGCTGCAACACAAAATGGCTGGCAGCAACTGCTCCCATCTGGCCATTTTAGAGCAGTGGATGGCCGTCCATACGATGTGCCAGGTGGGATGTGGTTTCTCAATCGTGAGGGCGCTGAAAAGCTCATTCAAGATGTTCAAGCGAGAGTCAACGATCTGGTCGTGGATTATGAGCACCAAACACTTTTGAGCGAGGAAAACGGTAAGCCAGCGCCAGCTGCTGGATGGTTCAAAGAGATCGAATGGCGCGAAGGGTCTGGCCTTTGGATCAAACCTACTTGGACGCCGCGCGCCAAGGGCTATATCCAAAACGGTGAGTATCGTTACCTCTCGGCGGTATTCCCGTATGACAAAAAAACTGGAGTACCCGTTTCACTCCATAGTGCGGCGTTGGTCAACAAGCCTGGTTTGGATGGTCTAACGGCGGTTGCTTCCCTGAAAGCACCTACTGAGAAGTCCGTATCAATATATGCTACTTCATCACTCGGAGCAGCGGCCCTGTCCTCAGCCGAACGCAAGGCTTTGGGAAGAGCCTATGTGAACACCAGCACCTACCTGAACAAACGGGAAGCGTTCTGCCGGTCACGGGGAACCTCATGGGCGCAGCTAACGGCACTGACACCCGAGGAGGTAAAGGTTATCCAGTTGACCGGTATTGATAAAGAGGCGTTTACCGCCACCAAGCTCACCCTTCTGGCCGAAGATATCCTTCGCTCTAGCTAATCCCCATCTGAACAGGACATACACCCGCCATGGCTGATCGTAATCTCGCGCTAAACCTCCTGATCAAAGCCAAGGACATGGCTGGTGGCGTCGTCAAACGCTTCCGTGGCGAGGTGAAAGACGCCGGTACCGAGGCGGACAACCTATCCGAAAGCCTGGATAAAACAGGCCAAAAGACCCGCGAGTTTAGCGATAGCGTCGATCAAGCCAGCAAGTCATCTTCCCGCCTATATGGTGACACTCGCGGGACCAAGTTTTGGCAGCGTTTCAGCCAGGGCGCGAAGAAAGCCAGCACTGATACCAAGAACTTCAAGGGTGACCTCACCGAGATTCCTTCAGCCGCCGATCGGGCCGGTCGCGGTATCGGTGGACTGACCACCAAGGTCATTGCGTTGGCAGGTACCTACCTTGGCATCAATGCGCTGAAGAATGCCCTCATGGGGCTGATCAACACCGGCTCCCGCTTCGAGGACATGCAGGTCCAAATCAACACCCTGATGGGCTCCATCGAAGAGGGTGAGAAGGCAACTGCGTGGATCAAAGATTTTGCCAAGACCACCCCGGCTGATATCGAAGGCGTCACTCAGGGCTTCATCCGCCTGAAAGCCTTCGGTATCGACCCGATGGATGGCAGCTTTCAGGCCATCATCGACCAGACCTCCAAGCTCGGCTTCAGCCAAGAGAAAATGGAAGGCGTGATCCTCGCCGTTGGCCAGGCATGGACCAAGCAGAAGCTTCAGGGCGAAGAAGCGCTTCAGCTGATCGAGCGAGGCGTACCTGTCTGGGATCTGCTGGCAAAAGCTACTGGTAGGACCACAACAGAACTCCAGGAAATGTCATCTGCTGGTGAGTTGGGGCGTCGAGAGATCGCGCTCCTGATTCAAGAGATGGGTAAATCGTCCGAAGGTGCCGCGTCCGAAGCGATGAAAACCTGGACGGGCCTCGTCAGCAATCTCAAAGACATGTGGTTGAACTTCGTCAACGATATTAATGAGGCGGGGTTCCTGGATTACATGAAGCAGCAGCTTCAGGAGCTACTGGATACCGTCAAGCAGATGGCGGCGGATGGCTCTCTCAAGCGCTGGGCGAAGGAGATCTCCGATAGCCTGATCACTCTCGCCGATAACATCAAAGGCGTGGTCAAGTGGACTATTGAGTGGAGTACCCAGCTTGCCTACCTCGCCGGTGCGATCGTGGCGGTCAAGATTGGCGCTTTTATTGGCAGTGTGGGCAAGCTGATTCCAAAGCTGAAGTCAGCGGCAACAGCCACCACCGGGCTGGCAGCGGCCACCGATGGATTGGCAGCTGCTCAAGCTCGCGTATCCGGCGGTTGGGGCTGGCTAAAGTCAGCAGGTGGCGGGCTGAAACGCCTTGGTGGTTATCTACTCAAGGGCGGTCGCCTGCTAACGGGTATAGGGCTGCTGTCGGTCGCAGTCAAAGAGGTGGCAGACCGCTGGCGAGAGTCCGAAAAGGCGGCGGAAGACGCAATCGGTGAGATGCAACAGCGCTCACTCGACGCAATCGACGAACAGCATAAATACCTGGATGCGATGAACGCCCAGGTTAAGACCGAAGAAGAGCTTGGCCGGATCAGTCGCGAAGGCCACGAGGCCTACGAACAGCGGCTTCAGAATGCGCAGAAATATTGGCAGGCCCGCGTTGATGAGGAGCAGGCTGAGATTGAGCAAGGCCGCAACCGCTATGCTCAAATGATCGAGGCCCGCGCCGAGTTAGAGCGGTACAAGGCCGCTGAAAAACAGCTTCACCAGATCATCACAGACGTGAATGACCTGCGTTCACAGGGGCTACAGCAAAGCGTCGAAGGGCATCAGCAGCAGACTGAACAGACTAATGAAAAGGCCGCTCAGCTCGCCGGGATTCAGGAATTTGAGCAGCAGCTGGCTGATGACCGTAAAGCTCGAAATGAGGCCGAGCAGAAGGCCTTTGAGGCTCTTGGTCTGAGCTATGAGCAGCTCACTAACCAGATCACTGAATCCAGTAAAACAAGTACTGACGCGATGGTCACCCTGGCTGAGTCCGGGGAGTACAGCAGCGAGGTGATCACCAAGGCGCTAAATAAAGCGATCGCTGATACCACCACTGATAAGGATCTTGAATATCTCCGTGAAAAGGTTGAGCAGTTAGGTGAAGAAGGCGGCCTAGCTGGAAAAACGATGTATCAGGCGCTCGATAGAGTTGATGAGAAAGCCAAGGATCTCGCGAAATCCGCCAAGGATGCGGGGGATGAGGCCAAAGATGCCGCCAGTGGGACCGACGATCTTGCTAAATCCATGGAGGATGCCGGAAAGGCCGGTAAGGGCTCCATGACCGATCTTCTAAAGGAAATAAGGGAGCTGGTGAAAGAAGTCGGCAGACTGGCGGATGGTTTCAAGACTGCTGGCGATGAAGCGGAGAAAATGAAGGGTAAGGCAGACGGCGGCAGTGGTGACGAAGATGAAGACGATGATAGTGGTGACGATGAAAAATCCGGCAAACGCTCGCAGCGCTCAACCTCCTCAACAGTAGCCAGTCGCCTACGCGCCCAGGGCCGCGATGACGCCGCCGAGATCCTCCTGGAAAAGATCGCCCAGGGTAATGTGCCGCAGGGCGGGTTCCAAGGCCTCGCCGGTTACAACCGATGGTGGGAGATGATGCAGCAGTCGGCAATCGAAGAAGCCGACAAGGTGCAGGCCAAATATGACCAGCTCGCCCAATACCAGCGTGATATCGCTGCCGGGGATGTAGACGCAGCCAAGCGCCTGCTGGCGATGCGCAATACCTTCGCAGGTCTGGAAGCTGATCTTGTGGGCATCGTAACCCAGGCATCCAACCTGGTGAACAGCCAACAAGCGCCTCAGCAGCAACCAGGGCAGCAGGTACAAGCGCCTAGCGTTAACACTGTACGGGTAGAGGTCGTATCCGGTGGGAAGATGGCGACCGGGATATTCGAAGAGAACGAGCACTCAAAATTCTTGGACATACTGGAGGACATCGGGCAAGTGACCCGGTGAGGTGCATGGCTCGCCCTAGCCCCTACGTCCGGAACGATTCGTGGTATGAGCACAACGGGCCAATGCTCAAGCCATGCGGTTCCAAGTGTAGCTCACAGGGCGTTAGAAATCTGGAAGTTAATAAAAGCATATTTCTTAGAACTCATAGAGGTACTATATATGTCTCAAACATTAGCCGTTGCTGCCCCGCGCCAAGAGATCTCTACAGGCGGTAGCGAACACCGCCTGATAACGTTCCCATTTAAGGATGAAGATGGCAGCTGGATAGGCCTCAGGGTTGAGAACGCTTTCGATGAGACTGATGGAATAACGGTCCACCTTTCACGTGACCAAGCTCAGCGAGTGGTAAGAAACTTAATGCTGGCCCTCCAGCCAGAGATCGTTGGCGACTTGGTTCCTGAGTTTGATGAAAACCGCTTATTTGGTTAGGGAGGGCTAAAGTGCTCGGGTCTTCTGGGCGGGCGGGAGCTCAGGACTTACAAACCAAACTAAGTGACGCAGCTACGTAAAATATTTGTCGCGCCACACAACGTGTCCCGCCGCCGCTTTTAGGTGCTCTCCCGCCATATGCGCGTACCGCAGCACCATGTCGAACGACGACCAACCACCCAACTCCATCAGCTCATACAGACTGGTTCCGTTCTGCACATGCCATGATGCCCAGGTATGTCTGAGATCATGCCAGCGAAAATCGGTAATACCCGCCCGTTCCAGTGCACGTGCCCAAGCTTTGGTAGAAGTCCGCTCCACCGGCTCCCCCTGGTAGGTAAAGCAATACTCTGGATGCTGCCCTTGCTGACCGATGAGGACGCCACAGGCATCCTCATTCAGCGGTACCGCAAACGCCTTCCGGGATTTGGACTGATCCGCATGAATCCACGCCATCCCCCGTTCCAGGTCTACCTGATCCCACCGCAGGTAACTGACATTCCGTTGCCGAAGTCCGGTTGCCAGAGAAAAAGCCGCCATCGCCTTAAGGTGAGGGGGCAGTTCCGCCAGTAACCGTTCCGCTTCCTTGGGCTTGAGCCAACGCACACGTTTTTGTGGCTCTCGATACAGCCGAAAGCGCGGCACCCGGTCTATCCAGTCCCATTCATCCCGAGCCATCCTGAGAATGGCGCGAATTAGGGCCAGATAGCGATTAGCCGTTGAAGGGCTGGATTCATCCCGCTTAAGGCGTCCGATCCTGTCGATCAGATCACGGTCGATCTGATCCAGGTGCTTATCGCCCAAGTGTTCGTCCAACCACTTCAATTTGCCTATATCTTTCGAGTGGTCCGCTTTTTCTTTCGTATCGGCAAGCCACCGCACCACAGCTTCCTGCCAGGTGCGCCGGGGTTTCTCCCCCAGCATGTGTATACGCCAAGCTTCATGCTTTAATTGATCGTGGTACTGCAGTGCTAGCGTTTTGTCCGAAGTCCCAGCAGAGCGGCGTACTCTTTCCCCGCCGGGCGTGGTAAAGCTAACCCACCACGTGGTTCCGCGTTTAAACAGTGCCATTGTGAAGTCTCCTCTTCACAACCACTTCGCGGCGCTTGCCCAGAACCAGCATAGAGCCGGTCGAGGTAAGCGACAAGATCGGTTTTTAGAAACACCCAGCGTTTTCCCGGTTTGGCCGCCTTGATCCGTCCGGTTCGTGCTAGGTAGCCCAAGGTACCGGGAGCCATATGCAGGAAAGCGGCAGCCGCTTTTAGATCGAGCGTATCCATTCATTTGAGTCCCCGTGATTTCTTATCAAACTCGGGCACGGTTCGGGTATTGAAGCGAGTCCGCTTCTGCTCCACCTTCTCCCGAACATAACCAGCAAGCGCTTTACCCGTCAGACGGCTATTGCGCCGGTGATAGTCCGTAGCGGCTTCCAGATAGAGTGGCAAGGCCTCTTGAATCGACCCGATCCCTTCTCTGGCCATGAACGAGGTAAGTGCCCCCAGGCCATTCACGAACAGGCTTTGATCACTCGGGGACATATCCTTGCGAATGCGCCTAAGCTGGATGGCGGGAACTTCGTTGAACTGAGCACGACTCAGATCATCCCACAAAGGAGCCAATGGCCAACGGCTCTGGTTTGCACCACCGTCTGGCTCACAGAGCTTTAGCCAGGCTGTGGTGCAATACCCCCAAAGTGCATTCAGCCGCTCAATCAGGGTTGGAACTGATTTGATCAGCACTTCCCGAAGCACCTGACTTTTGAGCTGGAACTCCAAACGCCAGACCGGCGAGCTACCATCCCAGCCCTGAGCTTTCCAAAGCTCATAGAGGTAGGTCTTTTGGGACTTCTGAATTTCGAGGGTTTTATCATAGAGACGGCAGGAGATCGGGCCGCCTTGACCAAACACCAGACCGGAAAACCGACTACGGTCGTAATAGCGCGCATAGCCCACCGCGCGGGTTATCCAGTGATCTCGGGGTAGGGCTTCCAGGTCGTAGTCCGTCACGAAATCCACACACAGATCGACTCGGCTGACCTTGGGCTGAACTACCTTGCCTCCCAGCACCTCCGCAGCCAAATTCAGAGAGCCGAGGATATCGGCCAGGGGTGCCAACGTAAGCACCTCACTACGAATCTGGACATAGGCCAGTGGTAACCGGGTAGCACGGGTGCTCGACACCTGGACGTGGTACCAGTTGTGGGTGAGTACATAAGGGAAACGCCCCTTGCCTTTGCTCGACACCGCAAAGGGTTGATCAGTGAGGAGTACGGTAGCTTCTTTCTGAGTCTCTGCGTCCTCTGACTGGCCCGCCTGTTTCCGGCTTTCGAGGATAGGTTCGAGCTCCGAACGAAGATCACCGGTATACGAGACGTACAGGCTGTCTATCCCAGCTCGCAGGATTTTGGCTCCGTGGTAATTTGCGAGTGCTGTGTTACTAGGGGGCGCACTGCTAACGGCAGACTCGGGCTTGCCGCCGCTCGCGCGGCCGGCGTCCGCCCTCCACCGATCGGGCGCTCCTTCGGTCGCGCGGCGCGATGCATCTTGAACAGGTTGTTTATCTGTTGGCTTGACCAT